CCAACAACACGCGCGCCCTTGGGGATGAATACCCCGCCTGCCAGCGTGTCGTTGATTGCCAACTGCGCGAATACAGCCGGCGTCTGAAAGACTACGGTGCGCCGACGGCCTGCTTCGTGATTGCTCAGTTTTTGACCGAGCGCGATTTTTGCTGCTTGCCTGCTGTTTACTTCTGCCATGATTTACTCCTTGAAAACATTCAAAGGTTATTGAAACGCGATTTCCACGACTTTCAGATCATCCTGCCGGCCTGCGCCGTAGGACGCCGACATGGATACTTGCCACAGGTCTTTCTTGTCAGGACGGCGCGCAACGTTGCCTTCCTCGAAACCTCGGCCAAAGTGCAGGCCAGACTTCGCCCAGGCGACGGTGAAATACGTAGAACCGCTCAACGTGATCCCTTCATACGGTATCCAATTGAAGCCCATCCACTTGCTGTTGACGTCGCCATCTTGCAGCATCTTGACGGCAAGAAAGTCGGCACTCGTCAGCGTGGTATCAGCGAGGATATCTTCCAGCGCCATGCTGTTGTAGATCATGTTTAGTTCTTCGCCGGTGTGCATGTCGGCCTCATTCGCGCGGAAAATCTTTTTCGCTTGAATGATCTTGGCCTTGGTAAGCCCGGTGCCGCCGTGCGCGATCTGTTGACCTGCCAAGAATGCGTAGCTGGTCAAGCCATCTTTGGAAGTGATCGTGCCGCGCAGCGCATCGTAGATGATTTTGTCCACCTTGCGATTCTTGGCGTTCATGAGGGTTTTCATGTAATCGCCTCCGGTAACCGGGTTCACGAGCATCTTCGGGATGTCGTTCCGGTCAAGCGGAAGCGCCTTGTAGTAATCCTTCATGATGCCAAGGCGGTTCGTGTGTTGAGGATCGCCCCACTCGGTATCGCCGTGCCGGACGGTGTTTTCGTCCAGCTCCAACGAGGCAAGGTTGTTGATCGTGAATCCGTCGCCGGTAATCGTGCCACGATCGGTCACGGCTTTCATGAGTCTGGATTCGGATTGCTGCGCTTGCAGCCGGATTGCCGTGTCCCATTGCTGGACGAATGCGGCGGTAATGGTATCGGACATGGTTTGCTCCTGAAAAGGTTAATTGCGCCTTTCAGGTTGTCCGTTACCGGGCCTGCTACGGTAGCGCACGTGGCAGCGTGCGCTATGCGAGCCTTTCAGGTTATCCGAGGTGCTAACTCGGACCTATTCCAATTATGCGCCAGCTTTAAAAGCAAAGCAAGTGCTTACATGACAGGTGCTTTACCCGCCCGAGCCGCCGCTTTCGCCCGCCGGTCAAATTCGGACGCCACCAGAGCACTCACGCGCGCATGGTCCGCGTGCTTGGCATTGGTGTATGCCTCGGACTGCATCATGGCCTCGACGGTCTGTCCTGCCGGCAATCCGCCGCCGTTGCTTGGAGACTTGTCCTCGCCCAACTCCGACCCGGCACGCGCCATCATTCGCACGATACGCGGATCGTTGCCGTAGTCCTTCATGATCGACTCGGCATCATCCCCGCCGTAGGCCATGGCCGCCTTGTAAGCGTGGCCGACTTCCTGCTTGTATTGAGCGTCCGACTTCCACGTGGTCCGCAATTCGTTGACGCATGTTTCAGCGTCCAGTGCTTTTGCGCCGCCAACCAACTCAGGCGCGACCCGGAAGTATTCGCCCATCACCAGATCAAACTGCGCCTGCGTCATTCCGGCCTTGTGCGCCTTGTCGCGGAATTCGGTGAAAGCCTTGTCCTTCTCGATGTCGTATTCCTTCATCGTTTCTGGAATCTCGACCTTGTAATCCGCAACGGACTTCGGAGGCGCATCCCCGGTGCCCATGCGCTTTTCCAGCTTGGCGTAGTTCTCGGCCAGTTTCAGGCTAGACGCTTCGATATCCAGCGTGCCGTCCTCCTTCTTGACCTGAAATTTTACGGGTATGGCCGGTGCTTCGGCCCCGTTCTGTAGCACCGTGCCGGCAGGCGGAGTTGCTGGCGCAGCGGGAGGGGTATCCGGTGGCGTTGCTGCTGCTGGCGCAGCGGGAGGTGTTCCACCGGCCCCGGCATCACCGCCCGCTCCCGCTTCGTCCATCAGGAAATATCGTTTCATAAACATATACTTACTCTCCTTCGCCCACCGTGACGCCATTCGCCCGGTTTATCTGATTCGTGATGAAATCCAGCGGATTACGCTGGCCCAGCCTCATGTAAGTTTCAAGCACGGCATCAATCCCGCCCTTCGCCACCGGCGGGCGGACAAAGCGCAAAATCAAATCCTCCAAGATGCGAGCGCCGCGCCGGTCGATCTCGAACAGGTCAGCATATTCCTGCGCTGTCGGTCTATCACGTTCCGCCATCACGCCACCTTCCTGAATGTCTTGCTTCGATCCGGCCAGTATTCGATACCGCCGCTCTTGCCCTTGCGCTCCGCATAGTGAAGCCGCCCAGTCTTGAGTAGCCGCGCCATGCGCTTGATGCGCTTCGCCTCGGCCTTCGACGGTTTGCGCCGCCCCATGCCAAAGTCAACAACGAAAAGATTCTCGATGCTCGCGCCGTCCAGAGCATCGGCCAATGATTCACCTGCGTCAAGATCACGCCCAAGGCCGAAGGAAACGATACCAGAACTGGTGTCGATCGACTCATGCCCGAAGCCGTGCAAAACTATCGCCATTTGCGTTTTTTCATAGGTAACCCGGAACCTGGTTCCGGGTTTTTCAAGGGTTCCACAGGCCCGGTGTCCCCCGTGTTTTGAACGCTGTCCATCGCACGAATCACCGACATATACAACGCCGTTTTTTCCGCTTGGATTGTTGCTACCAATTTCCGCAACCTCTCTACCTCAGCACGTAGCGCGCGCCGATCACGTTCATCATCCATTGTTCACCTCACGCAAGTTTATCCCGCCTGTCAGCGCCCTTGTCCCGGTATGGCTGCGTGCCGGCCACGTCCTCATAAATCGGCCCCTGCCAGATCGGTGTCGTGTTGTCGTCGTCGTAGATGGTCAACAGCCCCGTTGCCGGGTCCATCGTCATCTTGTTGATCCAGATCTTTTGCAACTCGGCAACACGCGCGTCCACGATGGCGGTAATGTTGGCCAGGTCTGTTGATGTCAGCACGTCGGAGCCCCCGCCCGTGAGTAGTTCGGCATCCGGCGATGATACCGCATAGGCCGCTGCCGCTGCGTTGATTGCCTTGGTAGCAATGATACCGGCGTCCAGCGCGGTCAGCGCGTATGCGGCGGGTTGCGCGTTGATGTTCCGGTCAGCCGCCAGTGTCGACGCCGTCGCGCTCACCGTGAATGATGCCGCTGCGGCATTTATGGCCTTCGTCGCCGCCAGCCCGGTGTCGAATGCTGCCACCGCGTAGGCCGCTGGCTGTGCGTCCAAGGTCAGCCCGCCAACAGATTCAGCCAGATCAGCATCGAAAGCCGTGACCGCGTATGCCGCAGGGTCAGCCGAAAGAGACCGCGCAGCGGTAAGCGTTGCCGCATGAGCAGTCACAGCGTAGGCCGCTGGAGAAGCCACAAGCGCATACGTCCGCAGCAGTTCCGCGCTCGATGCCACCATGGTATACGCCGCTGCGCTGGCGATGATTGCCCGCCCAGCGATCAACTGCGCGGCCTGCGCGGTGTAAGTGTAGGCCGCCGGTGCAGCGTTGATGTTGCGCGCTGCCGCAAGTGTTGCCGGTGCCGCGCTCACCGTGAATGATGCTGGGCTTGCAACTAGCGTGTATGGCGATCCGCCAGCTGCTGGAGGATCAAGCCATGAGTCGAACCATTTGGTTACTCCGAGAGCCATATCACCACCAGTAATCTACCGACTTTGCGCTATCCCACTTGCCATCCTCGCGCCCACCCACCGCGTGTTGTATTGGAAGTCTAACGCCGTTTCTCCCTGCGGCGTCAAATAGACTGAACGCAGCCATAAGCCACTTGGCAGAACCGGTGCCAGCCGAAGCAGCAGGGAGCACATTGCGCACGCCGTTCGACTCATACGGCAGCACGATCAAAAAACTGTCTGATAAATTCGCCAGCAACTGGAACGCAGGCGACCCACCCGCCGC